CTCATCCTATTGGATTCTTTGGCAATGCGCTCTCGAAGAAAGTCGAAGAGGGCACGGGGCCGCTTGTCCCTTGCCCTTGTACCACTTTCCGCGGAAGGTCCGACCGCATATACAAACGGACGTCAGCAAGGGTGCCCAAGTTGTGGCCGACGGGCCAGAGCGAGGGTACTTAGGCTGATGGAGGCAAGAGGTTTGGAGTTGGGGGAGGAGTGGCATACCCCCGGAGGAAGGCACGTTATGTCCTTCCGCCGGGCACTCCCGACCCGACCCCAGACCCCTGAACCGGCGCCCACCATTGGGTGGCCTCGGCCACCCACCAGAAGGCCAGATTCGTGGGACCGGCCAATGCAACAAGAGGCTTCACCTGGAACGACACCATCCAGGACGCCGCCGCGGGAGGAATCGCGTGCGGCACCGAGTTCACGAGAGGCCACTGTTGTGCAACCGGACCAGATGGCTGCTTCCCCGACCGTTTACTCTTTGTCCACTGGAGTTACGGTCAGGTCAAGTTGGAGCAGCACCGTTAAACGGCTTTTCGGATACCGTGGTAGGCGCTCTCCGAGCCCGCCATCCAGCGACAACTCCACTTTGTTGCCCAGTGATAGCGTGTCTCAGGTCAGTGTGAAGGGCTGCTGCTCAGATGATGGTTTGACCAAAGTTGAGCAGCTTGCTGGAGCTCTCACGCGCATCGCCGAGTCTCAGGGTTTGGATCCTGAGCTGTACTCTTACATGGTGCAGAAGGCCATGTACAGTACTCGATCATCACGGCGAGCCGCCGAACTACGTAACAAGGGTTCGGCGTGGCTTGATGCTGAACGCGGTCACTGGTCGACAATGCAAAAGACGGCTCAACTTGCCCATGTTGTGCCACAGGTGTTGAAAATGACACCTGCTGAAGACGCACTGTTTACGGAGTTGCGTCGCGGCCAACTTTGGTTCGATAGTCCCACGAACCAGGTTTGGCAGATGGACGCGTTCGCCCGCCAAGGAACCTTCCCGAGGTACGTCACCCGGCCTTCGACGTGGTTCCGGCGGGGAATCCCTGCTCATTGAGGGTGCCCAACGTCCCGTCGCGCCTTGTGCTCGAAAGGCAAGGCTTTGTCCAACCTTCGCCCAGGGTGCAGAATCGTCAGGGTGCCGAGGGACGACGGGTGGCAACATAACAGGAGGGTTACATCAATCGCCCGGCCCAACCTTCCTGATTTGTGGGACACGTTTGTGCATGAGGACTGTTTGCACAATCAGATCACGGCGATACATAACAGGGTTTGTGGTGAAGTACCGGAGCCAAATCCTGTTGCCATAGCTAGGCTGAAGCTTATGGCCCGGCGCATAGGATCCCAGCTAAGGGGGGCGCCGGTTGAAGAGTATGGTGTCTTGCCCACGTATTACAGCGGGGCAAAACGGCGGAGGTATGAGGATGCTACCGAGCAGGTTCTACGCTACGGTTGTGACAAGAAAGACAGTCACATTCGCATGTTCATTAAGTGTGAAAACATCCGATACCAGTCCTCACCGCCCAAGAAGGTAAATCCTGACCCCCGAGCCATACAGTTCCGGGACCCTAAGTTCATGGTTGAGATCTCCAGGTTCCTAAAGCCCTTGGAACCTTTATTGTATAATCTTAAAGGCAATCGGTTCAATAGACTTCCACCAACACGGTGCATCGGGAAGGGTCTGAACCAGCGAGCTCGGGCTGAACTTCTCGCCGAGAAGCTTGCTAGGTTTGACAATCCCATCATAGTCTCTATCGACGCCCACAGGTATGACCAGCACATTAGTCGTGGAATGTTAGAGGTAGAAGATAATGTCTACCTCGCGGCTAATTCAGACCCCTCCTTCCAGCGGTTGCTCGCTTGGCAGCTAGATAATGTCTGCTACACCAGCAAAGGGATCAAGTATAAGGTGAATGGAGGGAGGATGTCCGGGGACGCTAACACCGCCCTCGGGAATTGCCTGGATATGGTCCTCATGGTCCAGGACTATTTCCTAGGCAAGGGTATCGATAGATGGGATCTTCTGGATGATGGAGATGACTGTTTGGTGATTATGGAAGTTAGTGCCTATCCCGAGTTTACCCAAGAGTGTAACACCCATTTCCTTCAGTTTGGTATGGAAATGAGGGTAGAGGGAGCCTCTCAGATCGTTGAGGAGGTGGAATGGTGCCAAAGTCGTTCCATAGTCGTGGGAGACAGTCGTAAGTTTGTTCGGAACCCCTGGAAGGTGCTTGCCTCTA